GGATCAGCACCCAGGAAAGACGGCCTGCAGTAGGCGGTGTGATCCTGGGTCTGTCCTTGCTAGTTTGAGTTTTTAATTTCGGATACTAGCAAACGGAAATTCTTTAATTATATTTAAACAGTTTTTCTAAGTCCTCCATGTCCTTATCACTAGGTTTATTATACCAAAATCTAGGAAACAGTCCGTAGTAGTTTTTAGTATCTTCTACCTCATCTATTAAAGATGGTTCGTCCCAGATTTGTTTTTGTGTGTCATATTTATTTATATTAAACATATTCGAATTATGGCACGAATAAATTTTTTAATACATTCACATTATTGTCGCACCCTGTAGCTTGTCGCTTGAAGCTTGAAACTCAGTCAACATGACAAATTGTCCTGCGACAATTTGTCGCAGCCACTTTAGAATCATTCTAAACTAGGTGCGACAATTTGGGGAATTTATGTTTCACGTGAAACATGCTATAATACGATTTTAACAATTAATAATAGGAGTAAAAAAATGCCGAAAAAAACTTATACAATTATACATTCAGATAATTTATTAGAACTGAATGAAATTGCGAAATCAAAAAAGAAAAATCAATATATCCCAGAAGATATTTTGAAAAAAATAAAAGGTAAGATTGTAGTAGTATCGCACCAATTTCCTCACAATGATGTGGAACAAAGATTGGTTTTATTTGCAGGGGAAAAATTTCCCAACCTACTATTAGATGTTGATTTTAAAAACATGAATAAATTAACACCCTTAGAAATACATTAACTGCGACACTTTGCACAATGGCTTTAATTAGCCATTGTGTTAATATTTCAACTTAACCAAAAGGAGTAAAAATATGCCAAAAGAAAAACGACTAACACTTAACGCAGAAAAACGTAAAGTGATTGCTGAGGTGTTTCAAGATGCCATTGAAAGCAAGTCCAAATATAAAACAATGCACAGCGACGCAATTCAAAACTATAATGATATGCGTTCTATCGCTAAAACCAAAATAGAACAACTTGTAAGGTTTCATCAACCTCAAGAAGATGTTGATACAGTTCGTTCTATGATGAATAAATATGGCGAGAGAAATGGTGGAGAGTTATACCATGATAATTGTTTTCATGTTCAAAATGAAACACCTCGTATGGATACTGACTATAATGGAAATCCAAAAGAAGTTTTAGATGATGTTCACATTGAATTTAAAGCTAGTAAGGATTTTTTAGTTTCTTATTACCGAGATGAGTTAAGGTCTAAAGGTCTTGACCCAGATTATAAAACTAAACTACAAGAAAATTACGACAAACGAAGTCCTAGTTATTATGTATCAGAAACAAATATAGATAAGTATTTGGGATATAATAATACTAATAATGATGTAAGTGCAAATCAAGGTATCAAGCATAAACATGCGTGGAAAAATGATTTTAGACTTTGGGTTATTGGTAGTTCTTATTGCCATAATCGTATGTTTCAAACTGATAGTGAAAACTATGAGTGGTTTAAATCGTTTGATGTTGCAAAAGAAAATGTAATCTTAGCACACCAAAAACTTTATAGTTATGTAAAAGATAAAATGGATTTAGTGAACAAAGGTTTACAATCTTATAGATACTTCGATCAAGCTAAAGCATTAGCTGACTTGAGAGGAATTGTGTTGAATGAAAGTTTATTAGACACAAATTCATCTATGGCTTTATCTGTTTATAGTCCAGAAAATTTGGCTAGTCTTTTAGAAGATGAAGTTGAATTAACTAAAGATGAAAAAATAGCAATAGCCAGACAACAACTGCAAGAACAATTAAACTAATTGCGACAATATGTACACTAGCCCTTAATGGGCTAGTGTGTTAAGATACGATCATTAACCAATAGGAGTAAAAAATGAAAGTAGAAATAGGAACAAAGTTTAACATAGGTTTCAAAGCCAAAAAACATAACGATCAATTTATTTGGCGAGAGGGTATGTGGACAGAGGGTTGTGGTATGTGGACAACTAAAAGTGGAAAATTAGTTTTGACTTATTACGATATTGTTCAAAATGGTTTCAGAATGGCAACAAGTGGTTGGGTTATGAAACAAACAAATAGTAAGGAGATAAATTAAATGAGTGATCAAACTTATCATTGGTGTCATGGTACTAAATGCCATACCAATCACACTCAAGATAGAATCAGAGGGGTTCAAGGTTCAAAGGTTCTAAGAACCAAAAGAATTAAACAAGATGTTAATTCTAGTTGGTACAATCCAAATAATTTATATAATTATTTTTGTAGTATGAGTTGCTATAATGATTTTGCAAACGCAAACATTCAGCAAATTATTGCGATTGCACCTAGACTAGAACCACTTGAAACACCGATTGAAGTGACAAAAATCAAGCACCCAGAAATAACTCACAATCAAGATTCGGGTTATTCATGGACGCAACGAGCATGGACAGAAACTAAAATAACACCATGCGACAATAATGACAATGGCTCTTAAAGAGCCATTGTGGTAAGATAGGGAAATTAACCAAAGGAGTAAAAATGTACTTAGTAATCGAAGAAACAACATATCAATATGTGCCAAACCATTATGTGGTTGAGTGTCAAGATGAGAGTTTTAGCAAGGCACAGGAAAAAAAGAAAGCATTAGAATTGTTAAACGAGAAATCTAATGTGAAATTTTATGTGGCATCACTACCAGTTAAACTACAAAAAACTGGCTAGTGCGACACTATGTGCAATGGCGATCAAGTCGCCATTGTGCTATACTAGGGTAATTAAACAATAGGAGAAAAAATGGGCGAAATATTTAAACAAAAAAGATCAACACCTAAAGAATGGGCTAAGTACCATAAAACACAAAAACAATTAGTTCACGCACTTGAAATGCATAAAAAATCTATTGAGATGATTAATCCTTATACTTGTTATAATGACGGCAGTTGGGAGATGTCAAATGAATATATGGGTTTATATGATATATCAAAACTTTCTAATAGAATTGCACCTATTGAAGATGAAGTTGATGATGCCGATAGTAAATTTAGAAAAATCTCAGCGTTAGGAGATTAACTGCGACACTATGTGCAATGGTGCTAACTGCACCATTGTGCTATACTAGGGTAATTAACAAATAGGAGAAAAAATGGATTACGAAAATGATTACAACTTACTAGAAGATGTTGCTGAAGATCAAGATGTATGGGAAGATTTAGAAGATGAAGATAAAGAAAATTCTTATCCAGAGGGATTTGATTTAATTGATCATTTGGAGAGAAAACAGTTATTAGAAGAACAGTTTTAACTGCGACACTATGTGCAATGGCGATCAAGTCGCCATTGTGCTAAGATTAGGAAATTAACAAAAGGAGAATAAAATGAATAACGTAACGAACCAATGTACTGAATGTGGCGAAGATGCTAAACATGACGAATGGTCTGATTATGATAAACGAGTTTGCATAAATTGTGGAACTGACGAAAGTGAGGAAACCATGAACCAATATTAACTACCTCCTAGTGTTAATATACCACGCGACAAAATGTCGCGTGGTAGTAAATTTAACATGTGACAAAATGTCGCAGGGTGTGACAAAATGTCGCAGCAATAAAATTTTCCGTCGGCCTACGGCCGCCGGAACCATGCACGTCGGCCTCCGGCCTCCGGCTCACTCGCTTCGCTCGCTCGCTCGATAGAGGTACCAACACGTTTCTAACATTTGAATTTTTTTAAATTTTAAGGTATACCCTTGACACAAAAGGGATCCTATAGTCACGTATATATACAAGGATTTATATAGTTATAGGCGTAAATTACTTAATGGATTTCTAAAACATATCTGAAAAAATTTTGCAAAATTTTTTTTCGAATGCAATTATGGACAAAGAAAAATTAAAAAATTTAGATAAGCTGCCGCCTGATATCAAAAGGCAATTCGCTCTTTACATGAATAAATGGAAAGATAAGAAAAAACAAACTGATATTAAAGGTGACTTCATGGCTTTTGTTAAACATGTATGGCCAGATTTTATAGAAGGTAGACATCACAAAGATGTTGCTAAAAAATTTAATGACATTGCAAATGGTAAAACAAAACGTGTTATAATTAACATGGCTCCTAGACATACTAAATCTGAATTTGCATCTTATCTATTGCCCGCCTGGATGGTAGGTAGAAATCCTAAATTAAAAATTATTCAATCTACTAATACAACTGAATTATCTGTGAGGTTTGGACGTAAAGCAAAAGCCTTAATGGATACTCCAGAATATAAAGAAATATTTAAAACAAGACTTAAAGAAGATTCTCAGGCTGCAGGTAAATGGGAGACTCAACAAGGTGGAGAATATTATGCTGCAGGTGTTGGATCTGCAATTACTGGAAGGGGTGCCGATCTATTAATTATTGATGACCCACACACTGAGCAAGATGCAATGAATGCTCAAGCCTTAGATAGAACTTATGAGTGGTATACATCGGGTCCACGTCAACGTCTTCAACCTGGTGGTACAATTATTATTGTAATGACAAGATGGAATGAAAAAGATTTAACAGGTAGATTAATGAAAGCACAAAAAGAAGCTAAAGCAGATCAATGGGAAGTAATTGAATTTCCTGCAATCCTACCTAGCGGTGATCCCCTGTGGCCTGAATACTGGAACATTAAAGATTTAGAAGGAGTTAGAGCTTCTATTCCATTATCAAAATGGAATGCACAATACATGCAAAACCCAACAGGAGACGAGGGTGCATTAATTAAAAGAGAATGGTGGAAAAACTGGGAAGGTGATTTACCACCTTTAGAACATGTTATTCAATCTTATGATACAGCTTTTATGAAAAAAGAAACTGCCGATTATTCTGCCATTACCACCTGGGGAGTATTTACTCCAAATGAAGATAGTGGTCCTTGTTTAATGTTAGTAGATTCTCTTAAAGGTCGATATGAATTTCCTGAATTAAGACGTGTTGCGCTAGAACAATACGGATACTGGCAACCAGAGACAGTGATTATAGAAGGCAAAGCATCCGGGCTCCCTTTAACATATGAATTAAGAAAAGCTGGAATACCTGTTATAAATTTTACACCATCGAGAGGTAATGATAAACATACAAGAGTTAATTCTGTATCTCCATTATTTGAAAGTGGTAAAATATATGCACCAGCTGATATGGAGTTTGCACAGGAAGTTATAGAAGAATGCGCTGCTTTTCCTTATGGAGATCATGATGATTTAGTAGATTCTATGACTCAGGCTGTCATGAGATTCAGACAAGGAGGTTTAATTGAGCACCCTGATGATTATGAAGATGAACCTTTACAACACAAAACAAAAGTGTATTATTAGGAATTATGGCAATAGACGAAAATGAACAGAGATTAAAAGATCAGCTTAGAATGATCGAGATGGGTGAGACTTTAGAAGACCTTAACGATCCTGAAGAGTATGAAGATCAAGGTGGAATAAATTCATTAAGAAAAGCTCCATCAATTAAACTAGCATCAGAGACTGGTGCAGAAGAATTTGAATTAGAACTAGGTACTGTCATAGCAGAATATAACGATTTAACATCAAAAGGTGATCCTGCAGTTAGAGGTATTTCTTTAGATCAATTTATAGATAATTATTTTTCTAAAAAGAAAATGATGAAAATGATGGAAGAAGATAGAGCTACAGTTATGGGTGGTGGTATGATGAGAATGAACTATGCTGATGGTACTGATGAAAAAGAAATTCCAAAACGTTTAAGCAGAATGGAAAAAGACTATCCAGATTCAATGAAAAAAAAATATAACTTTATGGATGTAGTAGATAAAGATAAAGAAGATGAGTACTACAAAATTAAAGAAGAAAAAATGTTAAGAAAATATTATCCTGAAGACTATCCACCATCTCAAAGAACTATGGGAATGGAAGAGCTTAGAAAAATGATCAACAAAGCAGAGAAGGATAAGAAAAAACTAGCTATGGGCGGTATCGCAGGAGTCCTGTAGTGCCTGATAAAGCTCCACCTAAAAAACCAAAAAACTTTACAAAGATGTTAGACATGCTTAATAGTGAAGCAGCTGTTAATACTTTGTCTCCAAAAACTTATGCTGACATGGTTGGTATGTTTTCAAGAAAAGCATATGAGAATGGCGAACTAGAAGTAGAGGAATATTTAAGAATTGTTAAACCATTATTTGGTGAGACAGGAGAAAAGGTAACAGAGAAAATAGAAAATTATAGAACCAACATGTTAGATGGTGGAGACACTAAATATAATGCAATGGTTACGGGTAAGTATATTGAACTAGGGGGTAAAGAAGGTACTGGTATGGATATAGATAAATTTGCGGACACGTATTTTTTTAAAGGGGGTAAAGAAGATAAAGTTATAGAAATTCCTAAAATGGCTAATGGTGGTAGAGCAAAATATGGTGTAGGCTCCTTGAATCCTGATGCAGAATTAAGTAAAAGAGTAAAAGAACTTATGGACGACGAAGAGAATCCTTTATCATTTGGTGAAGCAGTAAAACAAGCCATGAAGGAAACAAAAAGTGACTAAAAGACTTACTAGAACAATTCCTCCGGAATCAGGGCCCATGCCTCAGGGGTTGAATATTAATTATAATGGTGTTAAACAGATAAAACTTACGGAGAAAAAATATAATGGCAGATATAGACAAAGCACTTCCAAACGAAGTCAGAAAAACAGTTAGCGTTCCTGGTGAAGAAGAGATTCAAGAACAGATTGTAGAAGAAGCTGAAATAGCTCAAGAGTCACCTGATGAAGTTGAAGTTGAAGAAAATGAAGATGGATCAGTAGATATAAATCTTGATCCCGCTGCTGCATCACCAGAAGGCGGTGATGAACATTATTCAAACTTAGCAGATTTTTTACCAGATGATGTACTTGGAAGATTAGCATCAGACCTTTCATCTAAATACCAAGATTATACTTCTTCAAGAAAAGATTGGGCAAGAACTTATACTCAAGGTCTAGACCTTTTAGGTTTTAAATACGATAATAGAACAGAACCTTTTGCAGGTGCTAGTGGTGCAACACATCCAGTATTAGCAGAAGCTGTTACACAGTTTCAAGCATTAGCTTATAAAGAATTACTTCCGGCTGGTGGACCAGTTAGAACACAAACTATAGGTATATCAACTCCAGAAAAAACTCAGCAAGCAACTAGAGTAAAAGATTTTATGAACTATGAGTTAATGGAAAAAATGAAAGAATATGAACCTGACTTTGATCAGTTATTATTTAATCTACCATTAGCAGGTTCTGCTTTTAAAAAAATATACTATGACGATATGGAACAAAGAGCAGTATCAAAGTTCGTACCAGCAGATGATTTGATTGTACCCTACACGGCTACCTCATTAGACGATGCAGAGGCAATCATCCATCGTGTAAAAATTTCTGAAAACGATTTAAGAAAACAACAAGTCGCAGGTTTCTATAAAGATAAAGATATTGGAAAACCTGGAGATCAAGAAACAGATGTTGAGAAAAAAGAAAGAGAACTTGAAGGAGTAACAAGAACTGCAAACGAAGATGTTTATACATTATTAGAATGTCATACTGATTTAGACCTTGAAGGATTTGAAGATGTAAATCAAGAGACTGGTGAGCCATCAGGAATTAAAGTCCCATACATTGTAACACTCGAAGAAAATTCACGTGAAGTTTTATCTATTAGAAGAAATTATGAAGTAGGTGATTCATTAAGAAAAAAAATTAATTATTTTGTACACTTTAAATTTTTACCAGGTTTAGGTTTTTATGGTTTTGGTTTAATTCACATGATTGGTGGATTATCAAGAACTGCAAC